GATTTCAGGGTTAACCCAAAATAATTAACCATAACGTTCTTTGAGGATCTCATATAGTTTGAGTCCGTCATCATCACCAATATAAAATTCATTCCCATCATAAGGATCTGCGATAATAATACCGCTCGTCATCTCAATTACATCAATTGATTCCAAATTGTAAGTGACCTCATCTTCAACTTCTTCTTTTGTAAAATCAAAGTCGTATTGTAATTTTGGTTTATTTGGTTCGTATTTGAATTCGTATTTCTGTGAACCAAGATCTTTAACCAAATTAAGTCCTGCGGTGATTGCACGTTCAACATCGTCTAAACATACAAACTCATTCTTGGTGTGCATGTTGTAATAACCACAAGACATATTCAAACAAGAAAGATCGCTTTTTTGTTTAATCATCATGATGTCTGTGTATGGGTGAGATTGTACAAACATCTCATTACCAAATGACTTTGTGATTGACGATAAAGCGGTTTTAAAGAACTTTCCATCTATATCGAATAAAGTAGTCCCAAAACAACTATAAGAGATCAGGTGATCACCTGGTGCGTCGTACTGAACACAGTACGCAACATCCTTCAGGAATTCAGTATCGACCATTTTTGATCCGTGACAACCTGTTTCTTCAGATACGAAGAAAGCAACTTTTACTTTGTCTAATTTTTGGAGTAATTCCAAACAAATGAAAATACCGCATTTGTCGTCACCACCAATACCAGTTGGGTTTCCGTCTTTATCGTAAGCCTTTAAACATAAAGTTTGTTCTTGACCGAAATCTTTACCGAAAGTATAAGGACGTAGAAGGTATTCTTCCTTTACGTCAATTAGATCGACAAGTTCGTGTACGGTGTCAGTGTGGGAAATAAACATTGGGTAAAATTCTCCTTCACCCAATGTTCCTTTAACGGCATATATGTTATTGTGTTCGTCACATGTGAGAGTAACTCCATCCATATCCCCAACTACAGAGATTAGATACTCAACCATTTTACTTTCTTTGTAAGTTTTGGTTGGTACAGATAAGAGTTCTTTAAATTTATTTAGATCCATTTCAAATTGTTTCTACAAAGATAGTTTAATAGTTGTTAATAAAAAAATTATTCTTTCTTTTTTCTTGTTTTTTTGGTTTTTTCTTCTTTATCAGAAACTATTACCTCATCATTTTCAATTTTCAACAAATAATCTTTGTTCTCTTCAATCTCCATCATTAAGATTTTCTCAGAAATTAGATCTTCAATCTTATCTTGAATTGCTCTTTTAATTGGTCTTGCTCCGAATGTTTCATCAAACCCAACTTTTGAGATGTAATCAATTAGATCCTGTTCGTAAGTGAAATTATATTTCTTCTCACTAACTCGTTTCAATAACTTATCCACTTCTAATTTTGTGATCACATCGATGTGTTGTTTCTCAAGTGAGTTAAAGATGATCACATCGTCAATACGATTTAAGAACTCAGGTGCGAAAAACTTACTTAATTCTTTTTTAAGGATTTCTCGTTTTTCCTCTTCTCTAATCGCATCACTCTTACCTGTTTTAAATCCAACACCAGCTCCGAACTCTTGTAATCGTTTTACACCAATGTTAGATGTCATAATAATCAAACAATTCTTGAAGTTTATTTTACGACCCAACGAATCTGTAATATGTCCATCATCTAACAACTGAAGAAGTGTTGAAAAGATATCTTTATGTGCTTTCTCAATTTCATCAAACAATACAACAGAATAAGGTTTGTTTTTAACTTGTTCTGTTAACTGACCACCTTCATCGTGACCAACATATCCCGGAGGTGAACCGATCAAACGAGAGATTGTGTGTTTCTCTTGGTATTCGCTCATGTCCACACGGATCATGTTATCCTCAGTACCAAAGATCTCTTTAGCTAATTGTTTCGCTAAGTATGTTTTACCAACACCAGTTGACCCCAAGAATATAAATGATCCAATCGGTTTGTTAGGGTCCTTAATACCCATTCTATTTCTACGAATTGCCTTTGTAATCTTTTTAACCGCTTCTCCTTGACCAATAACCTTAGAATTTAAGTTACCATCCAAATTGATGAGGTTATTTCTTTCATCAAGGTTAATGTTTGAGATTGGAATTTTAGTCATATTAGATACAACCTCATAAACCAATTCTTCAGGGATGGATCTTTTACTACTTCTTAAGTGATCCTCAAATCTTTTCTTTTCTTCCTCAAGTTTGGTTAAAATACTTCTTTCACGGTCACGTAGTTCTGCCGCTTGTTCGTAATCTTGTCTTTTAATTACGTTTATCTTTTCTAGTTTGATTTTACTAGCTTCCTCTTTCAAGTCCTCAATCACTTCAGGTAGTTTAATGTCAATTTGCATTCTTGCACCAACCTCATCTAAAATATCAAATGCCTTATCGGGAAACTCACGATCTGTAATGTAACGATCTGCCAATTCAACAAAAGTCCATAAAGTTTGATCGTCATAAGTCACTTTATGGTGATCTTCATACTTTTCCTTACTTTGTTTTAAGATCTCAAATGTATCTTCTTTTGAAGATGGGTCAACCACAACTTTTTGAAATCTACGTTCTAACGCCCCATCCTTTTCAAAGTTTGTGCGGTATTCATCTAACGTGGTTGCTCCGATACATTGAAGTTCACCACGAGATAACGCTGGTTTAAAGATGTTTGACGCATCTAAGGATCCTGAACTATTACCCGCACCAACAATAGTATGAATTTCATCAATAAATAAAATGATGTTAGGTGTGGATTGAATCTCCTCAATAATAACCTTCATTCGTTCCTCAAACTGACCACGATATTTTGTACCGGCAACTAATGAGTTCATATCTAAAGATACGATACGTTTATCCATTAAGTTTTTAGGGCATTCACCATTATGGATCATCATAGCTAAACCCTCCACGATTGCCGTTTTACCAGCGCCAGGCTCACCAATAATAATGGGGTTATTTTTCTTTCTACGCGATAGAATTTGAGCGATCCTCAATATCTCTTTTTTTCTACCAATTACAGGGTCTAATTTACCCTCTTGAGCTAACTTGTTTAAGTCCTTACTGAAATTATCCAATACAGGAGTTCCACCATCAGTTTTCTTTTTAGTTTTTTCGTTGTTGCTTTCGTCTGCAAATTCTAACATAGTTTTCCGTTTTTTAAAATACTAACAATAATTAAACAAAAAGTCCAATTTTGTAATTTTGTCAGTTTAAGTATTAAAAAATTTATTTACACCTGACAAAATGTCAGTATATTCGTTATGGCACAAATTTCGTAAAAATTTTTGGAAAATAAAAATAAACTTTAATAAAAAATAAAAAATATGTTTAATTGGAGAGAATTCGACAGAATGATTGATGAGATGTTTAACTTCCCTATGAGTAATAAAGGATGGGATAAAAAAACTTTTAGATCACCAGATGGGTCCATTTCATATACGTATATGACAAGAGGATTTAATAATGAACCTAAGAGTGACGAACTTGAGTTGTTAAGACACAAATTAGAAGTTGCAATTGAGAAACAAGAATTTGAGGAAGCCGTAGAGTTAAGGGATAAGATCAAAAATTTAGAAGAGAACAAAGAGAAAATTTTAGAGTTACAAACTAAATTAGATGAGTGTATTAAAAAACAAGAATTTGAAAAGGCGATAGAATATCGTGATAAAATTAAGGCTCTCAAATAAGAAAGATCCACCCAAGAGGTGGATTTTTTTTTTCGTATATTTATAGTTATGAAAGCATGGGAAAAATTTGCGGAAGCTTTGAAACTAACAGAAGAAATGGAGAAAACCTATTTCAAAATCAGAGAAGTATTCCAAAGAGAAGGATGGACACAAGAAGATGTTGAAGAACCCCCTTATTACCCATCTGATGTAATGACATTATATAGACAATTCCGACCACTAATTCAGGAAATAGAACAAACAATTAGAGATTATGGTTTTAATGTTGACGGAAATGAAGTTAAGGATTACATTAAGGGTAAACTTAGTTATATAGATGACATAACCCCATTAAGAAAATAAAATGGCAATTACAAAAGAAGAAATAAAAGGAACCAAAATATTAAACGAAGTAGAATCGTCAAATATTGTAAGAACTGAATACGATACAATCACTAAAAAGATGATTGCGGAATTCAAAAATGGCATGAGATATGAGTATGAAGATGTTCCACATCAAAAATATACAGAATTCAGATCCGCACAATCACAGGGAAATTACTTTAACAAAAACATTTCTAAATCCCACACATATAAGAAACTATAGTTTGTAGGTATTTATTATTATGAATACCAAAGAAATTATTAAATCTTTTAAACCCCAAGAGGAACTTAACCCAAAAATTTGGTATCTACCAAAAGAAAAAAATATGGGTGATTCTGACGGTCAAGAAATGAAAATGAGACCTGAAGTTAGGGAAAGGTTGTTAGAGATCGCATATCAGTTTTTAGATTACCTCAAAATAGAAGTAATGGTAACCGATATTGTTTTAACAGGATCTTTATCAAATTACAACTGGTCAAAATATTCTGATTTTGATATTCATATTATTATAAATTATAATCAATTTCCACCATCACAACATGAGTTATATAAAGAACTCTTTATGTTGAAGAAAGCGTTATTCAATAAAAACCATGATATAAAGATATTTGGTTATGAAGTAGAACTTTATGTTGAAGGTGAGGAAGACGCACACTTTTCAAGTGGGGTATATTCTTTACTATATGATGAGTGGCAACACAAACCTGAAAAGGAAAATACTAAGATTGACAAAGACACTGTTGAACGTAAATCACAACAATGGATGGATATTATCGATGGTGTATTAGAAAACATTGAAGATGAGGATATTGATGATGCAAAAGATTTACTTGAAAAGTATAATGAAAAATTAAGAAAGTTCAGAACATGTGGACTTGAGAAAAACGGAGAATATTCATCCGAAAATTTGGTATTTAAAATACTAAGAAGAAACGGTTATTTAGAGAAATTAAGAGGTGCTTCACACAAGATCCTTGAAAAAGGTTTGTCTATGAAGCAATAAATACTAAATAATAAAAATATTCTTAGATTACGATATATTTATTAAGAAAAAAATAATTCACATTAAATAATATAAATTATGGCAGGATTAAGACCTATCGGTAGTGAGAAACTTGAGGGTATGGAAAAACTTAGACGTATAATGGAAATTGCGCGTTATAATGAAAACATCCCACAATCAGTTAATGAAACTAAATCTACTGAATATAAAATTTCTTTAGCAGACGGAAACTCTTACGAAATCGTAAAAGAAAGACAAGGATATATTATCAAACAATCAATCAATGAATCAGATATTGATTATATTGAACCTATACAGAATAGAAAGTATTACTCTTCATATTCTCAAGCGTTAAAAAGATTGAACTTGATGACAAAAGAAATCAATACTCTTTACGAAAACGAAGAAGGAACGTCGCTCTTGGGCGAGCAAAAAAAAAAGTTTATACTAAAAACTAAAAAACCTAAAGCTCAAGAACCTGTCGCTGAACCAGCACTGGCACCTGAAATTCCCGCAACACCTGAAATGGGTGCTGATGTTGGGGCTTTACCACCACCTGTGGATATGGGTATGGAAGGAGGAGTTCCTGCCGCTGATATGGGTGTAGAAGGAGGAGTTCCTGCCGCTGATATGGGTGTAGAAGGGGAAATTCCAGCTACCGATATGGGTGTAGAAGGGGAAGTTCCTGCTGATGATATGGGTGATGAAGAAGAAATGCCCGACTTCGGTGGTGAAGAAGAAATGGATATTGATGTTGAAGAAAAACCAAGAGAAAAGAAAGTTTCAGACATCAAAAGAATTCAAATACTTGTAGGAAAATTATCACAAAAAATTAGATCATACGAAGAGGAAAAGGAACTTTCCGCTCAAAACGTAAAATATATAATTAATTCTATTTTATCCGCAATCGATGTTGACGTTTTAGATGAAGACGACATCGAAGAAATTATCTCCAAATTAGAGGGTGGTGATGAAGACGAAGACCAAGATAGTGAAGATATGGAGGACATGGAAGTTGAGGATGAGGTTGTAGAACCTGAAGTTGCTCCTGAACCACCAACTGAACCTGAAATGGGTGAAGGTTATGATAGTTTTGGAGACGCATTCCAAGATTATATGGGTGCGGCTTATTCTAACGTGGCAATGAGAAATATGCAAGGTGAAAAAACTGAAGAAGTTTACGAAGCGGATCTTGTTGATGATTACCATAAAGATAGAAGAAAAGGTAGAAAACATTTTCAATATCCAGATGTAGATACTTTTTCACACGGTACATTTAATGAATCTTCAGTTGATAAAGTTTTATCTAAATATTTCACTTTGAATGAGTCAGATAAGAAAGAATTGAAGTTGAACCAAGAAAGAAAAACAAGTTTAGTTTACAAACAAAACAAAGAAAACGTCATTAAGTTGGCTGAATCTGCGGATCAGTTAGATATTGCGTTAGAATACATATCAAAAAACCCAAGAGTTAAATTGATGGGTAGATCTAATAAAGGAAACTTAATCTTTAAAGAAGGAATTAACGAAGTTAAAATTACAAAACAAGGGGATATCATATGAATCGATTGATTTATATAAACGGAATGGGACCAAACTTTAGAGGTGATAACATATATGAGTTTATCTTCTCCGACACTTTGGAAGTGTTTGGTGAGAATTGGGAATCAAAACCGGCAAATGGTTATCCGTTACCTCCTGATATGGAATATATCAAAAAAGTGGGAACTTTAGTTAATGAAGATATTGTATTTGAATTAGTACAAGATTCGGATGTATTTTCTGTTATCGACTCTATGGATAATGTAATTGCTTTAGGTTGGGAAAAGGAAACTAATGATATTGATTTTTCTTTAACCAAAAGACTAGTATTTCATTTTGGGGATACAGAAGAAGAGGTTAAAAATAAACTATATGAAAGAGATATAGTATTACAATTTGAAAAAGAAGTTGTTTATGAAAAATAATAAAAGTGTTAGTTACTTAATTGAAAATGGTTTATCCGCTAAGACGGTTGCAAACTTAAGTGAAACTCAAATTAAACTTCTTGTTGAAAAATTTAAAAAAGAGAACAAAGAACAAACTGAAGTTAAAACCACAGTTTACGACACGACAGACCCTGAACAAAAGAAAAAATTAAATCAGGCATTACAAGACCCAACAAAAATGCAAGGTCAAAGTATTCAAGTTAAAGAAACTGAAATGACTGAAGATGAAACTGATGATGTGACCTCATCAAATGCGTTGGGTAAAGACGCTGAACAAAGTTATACCGGACAAGAATCCCCTCATGATGCTAATGATATGGCAGATGATGGTATGGATGATGATTCTAGTGACAATAGATCAATGATGGGTATGGCAGAGTCCACATTAAGTGAGAAATTTGAATCCAAAGCACAACAAGGTCTGTTTTGGGCACGTTGTGAAAAGTGTTCAAGTAAAAATTGTAAGTGGTGCAAAATGGCAAAAGAATTTTCTGATTCTACGTCAAAAAAACAATACAAAACAATGCCCGAGAAAAAACACCCCGAAAAAACTGTAAAAGTTAATAAGAACACAAACGAAGGTTTAGAAAAATTTTTAGAGAAAAAAATTATCGATATGGTTGAATCAAGCATCAACCCAAAGATGACAAAAAAGGATCTTATTGAAGCAATTAAAAAAAAATCTAAAAAAACTAACAAATCAGATTCTATGATTATCCGTAGACCTAAAAAACTCACAATGTTTTCGGATGAAGCCCCAATGGAATTACCAATCGCTAAAATGTTCTCAATAGGTAAAAAGTAATCTTTACAACAAACTCCCCTAATTGATATTTATTAGATATGGGTTTAACTAAAGAACAAGTAATGATTGAATATGTGAAGTGTCTACAAGATACTCCATACGCATTAAGAACATACCTACAAACTTATGATAATACGGTTTCAAAGTATGTACCACTAGAATTATTTCCCGATCAAATTTCATTATTACAAGATTATGAAGACTTCGAGGAAAATATCGCATTAAAATATCGTCAAGCTGGTGTGTCAACCGTAACCGCAGCATGGATATCAAAAAGATTAGTTTTTGCTAAAAAAACTCAACCTGAAAAAATTCTGATAATTGCCAACAAACTTGATACATCAATGGAGATGGCAAATAAGATTAGAGCCTTTGTTGATCAGTGGCCTAGTTGGGTTGGTGCTGGATTTGCGGCGGAAAAGAATTCACAAAGACACTATAAATTAAATAATGGGTCTGAGGTAAAAGCGGTAGCAACATCAAAAGATGCCCTTCGTGGATTTACCCCAACAATTCTTGTATTTGATGAGGCGGCGTTTATCGAAGCGGACAGTGATTTCTGGGCAGCTTGTATGGCATCCTTATCCACAGGGGGTAAGGTAATTGTGGTTTCCACACCTAACGGATATGACCCAATCTATTATGAGATATACGATCAATCATTACAAGGAATGAATAACTTTAAGATTTCTGAGATGTATTGGTATAGAGACCCAAGATACGCAAAAGATCTTTATTTAGTTCCAACTGACGATTTAATTCACTATCTACTTAACAGAGAAGATTTTGATGTCACAAAAAATGTATCATTTGCCCACGTCGACCCATATCAAAGAGATTATGATGAATTGAATATGTTCTTCAAACAAGGGTACAAACCTTGTTCTTCTTGGTATGAAAAAATGGTTAAAAAACTTAAATACGATAAACGTAAGAT